CAACTATCAGATGTACCAGAGCCTTGTGATGGCGCGGCTCAAGAAGTTCTTCGATGAGAAACTCGTTCGCTCGGACGGCTACCGTGTTTGGAAGAGAACGTCACAGCGGGGGCAGAAATGACGGCGAAACCAGACGGACCGGAGACCGGTTCAGACATGGCGTCGGGCACGCGGACGCGGTGCTCTCTATGCGGCCGGCCCGCGGACGAGCTGCGCCCGGTCCACGTCGAGATGCCCGGCGGGGACGGCTACGTGTACGGTTGCTACAGGTGTCCTGAGGCGATCGACATACGGTCGCCAGGCGTGAGGGGGTTCAAATGAGTGCGAAGACCACAAAGACGGTGGCGCAACCGAACGCGCTGCTCACGTTCGCAGGCGAACAGGACATCGAGTTCTTCCGCGCGGCCTTGCGGGGCGTGGCGGACCTCGGGTCCGAGGAAAGCGGCGGGAGCCGCGAGCTGTCCCTGCGGGCGGAGGGCGACCGCATTGTTGTCGGGTACAAGAGGGAGATGGACGTATGAACGAGGCGCAGGAGTGGGCGGCGTACGTCGCCCGGGTGAACGCGGTCGAGGCGGCGAAGGCCGCGTCGAAAAAATCTTCCGAAAATCCGACTTCGGCACTTGACGCCGAGGTCGGGGATATGATACAATACGGGGCAAAGGCATGAATAGCGAGTTCGACAACGCATACCTGGGCTTCGATCCGGGCAAGGAAGGCGCGATGGCCATCATCGGGCCGCACCTCATTCCGTCCGCGCATGCCTTCGACAGGCACGTGTACGTCGAGAAGCTGGCCGACCTCAAGAAGCAGTTCAACCTGTTCGCCGTCGTCGAGCACGTCGGCGCGATGCCCGGCCAGGGCGTGACGAGCTGCTTCTCGTTCGGAGAGTCGTTCGGATGGTTGCAGGGCGTCCTCGACGCGATGCGGATCCCGTACGAGCTCGCCCGCCCGCAGAAGTGGAAGAAGGTGTTCAGCTGCACGTCGGACAAGAACACCTCGATCGCCGTCGCCGAGCGGCTGTTCCCGGAGGTCGACCTCCGCCGGACGCCGCTCTGCCGCAAGCCGCACGACGGCAAGGCCGAGGCGCTCTTGATCGCGGAGTACGCACGGAGGATCCGTAATGGATAACCCGAACGAGTCCATCCTCCTCACGGAGCACGGCACCCCGATCGGCGAGGTGGTCGTGGCGGACAACGCGTCGTTGCCGCCCGCCCCGACCGAGGCTTCCGTCTCGGAGAACAGGGAGGCGCTCCTCAAGTCGACGGCGGCGGAGCTCACGGGAGACCCGGACGGCGACAAGGCCGTCGTGGAGCTCTATCCGTCCTATGCCGACGCGGAGAAGCGCAAGGCCGCGATGGTCGCCTATGTCACCAAGGGCCTCGCGATCAGGGACGTGGCCGCCCTGGTCGACGTCCCGGAGCGCACGGTCTCCATGTGGGCGTTCACCTTCGGCTGGGACCGGCTCCTCAAGCAGGAGCTCGCCGCCCGGCAGACGCAGAGCGTCATGGAGCTCGCCAAGGTCCGCGCCGAGAAGCGGACGCAGATCGTGCAGGAGCAGCTCGAGCAGGCGAAGCAGCTGCGCGACAAGGCGATCGAGAAGCTGCACAGCGGCGAGACGAGCGTCAAGCCTGCGGCCGAGGCGTGGGCCGCGGCCGCGAAGGTCGAGCACACGCTCACGGGTCTCTCCGAGGCGGGCACCGTCGCCAACCTCGAAGGCGAGGACCCGGAGAAAAAGAAGGCGGAGGGCAAGCAGCCCCTGGTCGCCGTGATAGTCGGCGGGGGCCTTCCGCCGATAAGGAGGCACGAATGAAGAGACTGATGGCAGCCATGATGCTCGCCCTGTGCGGTTGCGGCACGAGCACGTACGTGATCGACATCTACCACGGCGACCGGTTCAGCTACCGCGCCCCCTTCAACGCCACGCGCATGGAGGAGACGTGCGCGGAGATGGAGGGCCGCGTCCGCCTGTACGGGTGGGACGCGAGGACGCACTACCCGACGAACGTCTGCCACCGCATCGAGATACTCTACTACGAGGCGGGGCGCGAGGAGCAGACGAACGTGAACAAGCGCGTCCGGTACTGGATATGGGGAGAGGGCAGATGAGCAACCGCGACCCCCAGCAGGCCGGGATAACGAAGTACTGGCGCGTCGGCTACGACGACCGGTGCGTCCTCCGGCAGGTCACGAAGCAGTCCAAGGAGCGCGTCGATGTCCTCCTGGACGGGCTGTGGACCGTGATAAGCACGCGCCGCCGCACGAAGCTCGTGGGGTTCGGCGTGTTCGAGTGGAAGCCCTACCGCCGGCGCCTGCCGACGGGGGCGATGATAGAGACTTGGCGGCTCGCGTTCAAGCCGGGCCGCTACCTTGAGAAGTACAACGGAGGTGCGAAATGATGAAGGTGGTGGCGTGGGCCGTCGGGATCGACGTGCTGGCACAGGTCGTGCTCGTCGTGGCGAAGCTCACGGGGCACATAGCGTGGGGATGGGCGCTGACGCTCATCCCGGCCGAGGCGCTCGCGGTAGTGGTCCTCGTGTGCATCGTCCTCGTCCTGTGGGTGGCGGCGAGCTGGGGCAGCCTCGACTTCGAGGACAACGACGGCTGCGGGAGGAGCGAGTGATGCTGGAGGTCCACGATGAGCTGATGACGCCGGGGTGCCCGCAGTGCGCGATCAAGCACCTGTCGGCGGCGATCTACTACCGGGCGCAGCACCACCGCGTCGATGGCGCGCCGCACGTGGCGGTCTACCACCGCACGCGCGCCGCCGTCGCCCTGATCAACCTCGCGGAGGCGCTGACCGGGTACAAGTCGCACCTGTGGTTCGCCGTGGGCGCGCTCGTGGACGGCGAGACGTTCGCGCTCATCGCGTGCGAGAGCCACTACGCCGCGCGCATGAGGGAGGCCCGCATCGAGCTCGAGCAGAAGGGCGAGGCCGCGATCGCGAAAGTCATGGGCCACCTGTTCCAGTTCTGCCAGATCACGAACGCGGACTGGGAGTCGGCGCACTACGGGGAGGCGCAACGCGAGCTCCCGGCGTGGGACGCGTGGTCGAGCGACTACGATCTCGTCATACGCAAGATACGCGAGGAGTATTTCATTACGGATCAAGAGGTCGCCGTCGCCACCTCCACAGAAGGCGCGGGGAAAGGAGGTGAAGAGGCGATGGCGACGAAGAAGGCAGCGAAGGCCAAGGTCGACCCGAAGGCCGCGCAGGCGGCGTGCAAGGGCGGCAAGGCCAAGAAGGCCGCGTGCAAGGGCGGCAAGTGCAAGAAGTAATGCTTCTGCAAACGTGGCGTCCGGGCGGGGTTCCTACTCTGCCCGCCCGGACGTCTTCACCAGAGTAGGAAACCAAGGAGAGTGACAATGAGCAAGAAGAGCTGCAAGTGCAAGCTGATGGTGTTCGGGGAGCCGTGCTACCTCGAGCACAAGTTCGACGACGTGGACAGGGCGACCGTGTCGAGGAAGTCCGCGATGTCGAAGCTGATCGTGTCGACGGTCAAGGGGCTGTCGACGAAGAAGGACAACATGTACGTGTACCGCGTCATGAAGACGACGGGCAAGTTCGACGGGAAACCCCGGACGAGCTATGTCGCCCACGTCGCGATGGGCCTCAACGGCCCCGGGCGGCAGGAGGACTACCTTGCCGCGATGCGGAGGCTCGTCACGTGCAAGACCGTGAAGATGAGGATCTTCGACGCGTGGATCGACGCGGCGGACGACCTCGTGGACATCCTCGTCGACTGCGCCGACGCCGCGGACATGCTGAAGAAGGAGCCCGCGAAATGAAGATGCAGGAGGTGATAGCGAAGCTGCGCGAGGAGGCGCCGCTTCTCGACAAGTGCGCGAAGGACGTCGACGAGACGTTCCAGAAGGCGTGGGGCCTCTTCGACGACTTCCGCAGGGCGGAGTCCGAGGCGGGCCAGCGCATCCTCGCGGACGCCGTGTGCGCCGCGCTCAACGAGTTCGCGGGCAAGTACCGCACGCTCCGGTGCTCAGTCGAGACCGTGTGCATGGTGAACGCGGAGTACAAGGAGAAGCTCGGCCCGAGGAAGGCGAAGCCGAAGGACGACCCGAGGCAGCAGGACCTCCCGGGGTTCGAGCCCTCGCCCGCCTCCGTCGCCGACCACGCCAGCGCCCGGATCGCAGGAGGGAGGCACGGATGACGCACGTACGCACGAAGGAGGGGCTCAAGCAGTCCCCGAGCGAGGACGTCGTGAACCGTCCCAACCACTACGCGCCCAACGGACGCGACTCCTTCATGCACATGAAGGACCAGATGGGGAAGGAGGCGTTCGACGGGTTCCTCCAGGGGAACGTGATCAAGTACGTCCAGCGCTACCAGTTCAAGGGCAAGCCGGTCGAGGACCTGGAGAAGGCGATGTTCTACCTCTTCCACCTCTACCTCGACAACGGCGGCGCGCAGGAGCGGATCGTGAAGACCGCGAACCACGCCTGGGAGCACTTCAAGCCGGAGGAGAAGTGATGGTCGACATCGAAGCTATCAAGGAGAGGCTGCGCGCCCTGTACGGGCTCGCGTGGT